AAAGACGTTAAGCGTTTACATGATTATATAAATACTCAAAATGAAAAAATAAAACAGTTAAGTAAGTTATCTTTAATGATAGATAATAAATCAACTAGTATTAAATTAACTAGTATGACTAAAGAAGTGGAGGAGATAGATTTATGACAAAAGATAATATTATGATGAGTCCACCTGATGTACAATTATATGATGAAGATAAAGAGCTATATTTATCTAGTACAGATAAAGAAAAACTTAAAAATATTTATTATGATATTAAAGAAGATTAAAATATAAGCTGCTCCTATGCAGCTAGTAGAATAGTAATAAAAATCTTTCTTTTCTATTCTCCTTTACTATTCTACTAGGTACATAGAAGTACCAGAAAGAGAGGATCTAAAGATATGGATCAAAACAAGAACGAGCTAGTAATAGCTAATAAGTATGATGTTACTACATCATTATTTGGAGATAGTAACAGAAAGGAGTTTACAAGTCTTAATCCTAATGACGAGGCTGATATGGATATGCTTTTAGCGTCTGACTCTAACGCAGATTATAAGTTAGCAGATGAAAAAGGTAAACAAATAACAGTAATAGGAGTTAAAGCTACTGAAAGCGAAAAGGTTGATTATAACGAAGAAACTGGAGAAGAGTTTAATCGTATTAAACATACTCTTATGTTATTTGATGAAGAGGGTAAATCTCACGTAACAGGATCTAATGCATGTTATAAATCATTTGAGAGAATAGTAGTAGCTAAAAGATGTTTACCTACTAGAGATAAACCTATGATATTTGAAGTTATAGAAGTACCAGCTCAAACTAAGGGACATAACTTTATTAAACTTAAATATATTCCTAGTAAAAAGTAAAATATGATATACTAGTATCGTAAGGAGGTACTAGTATATGGAGGACATGGTAAAATTAATTGCAGATAATGGTATATCAGTAGTATGTGTATGCTTTATGATATACTACATCTTAATATCACAAAAAGAAACTAATAGAACTCTTCAAGAAGTCTCTAAGACATTAACTGCTATAGTTACTGTCTTAGGACTTAAGGAAGAGGATATAGAACACACTAAAAGAAATATAGGAGGTTAATATGAACTTAGTCAATATTACAGATAACGATATAAAATTAATGTATAAACTTATTTGTAAAGAGGGTTTATCTGATGACGAATTAGAAGAACTAACTAATAAATTAGCGTACTGTGTAGAACAAATAGACACACGTAATGAGTTTATGGATAAAGTTGAAGATATAAATAAGAAATATCAAGAAAAATTAAAAAAGGAGGATAAGTAAGATGTTAAAAGAAGTAGATGAAATGGGTGGAGAGGTAAAAGAAGAAACTCCAGAAGTAGCTACAGGAGAAGAAGTTATAGAGGGAGTAGGAGAAGATATAGCAGACTCTCCAGTAGATGAAGAAGTAAATCCTGAAGACGTAGACGATAAGCCACTAGATCACTCTGTGGAGGAAGCTTATGAAGTTAGCGACTAGAATATTTGAAAGAAAAAGAGGAACAGGAGCTAACGAGTATTATATGACATCTGCTTTTGGATATAGAAAAGATCCAAAAACGGGAGTTATAACTTCTCATAATGGTTGTGATTATGGTACTCATGGTAAAAAATGGGGACAACATGCTTTAGAAGACGGAATAGTAGAGGCTGCTTATAAAGACAGTAACGGAGCTAAAGTAGTACGTATAAGATATGATAGGTTAGGATATAGATGTACTCATGGACATTTAGATAGTATTAAAGTAAAAGTTGGAGATAAAGTAAATCATAAAACTATTATAGGTAATACAGGTAAAACTGGATATGCTACTGGAGTACATTTACATTTAGGAGTACAAAAAATAGGAAGTAGTACATGGATAAATCCAGAGTCTATAGATTATACTGAAGAACCTATACCTACATCTAATAATTATAAATGTTTAGGTAATATGTACGTACGTTATGGAGCAGGTTTAAATTATGGTATTAAAAGAGTTAAAGAATTATCAGAAGACGGAAGAAAACATTGTACTAATCCTGATAGACCAAACGCTGACGCTGTGTATAAATCTGGAACTATTTTTACTGCTCTTGAGATTATTAATAATAAGTATGGAATATGGGCTAAATCGCCAAGTGGTTATATCTGTATCAAAGGAGCGTCAGGAAGAGAGTATTGTACTAGATGTTAGCAGGACAAACATTAAGAGCAGCTGACGGTTATGAAGTTGCTCTTTTTCCTATGCCGTATCTTTATATGACTCAGGACGAGGGAGGAGACACTTCACACCAAGGAACTTATAACATAGACCTTATAGGTTGGAGTTTAGGAGGAAGAGTATACCAAGCTCCAATATATGCTCCCTGCACTTGTAAACTTGTATATAAAGAAGATACAGAAGCAGCAGGTAATATAAGGATATTCCAGAGTGTAGATAAAGTACATACTCCTAGTGGCTTACAATATATACATTTTTACTTTGGACATGACTCATCTCCTCCTATTAATACTATAGGAGCAGTAGCTAATCAGGGAGATTTAATTTATAAGACAGGTACTTATGGACAGGCGTACGGAGATCATACTCACACATGTATGGGTTATGGAGTCTGGGTAAGTCACTCACATAACATAACTAGAAGACCTCCATATAATCGTCAGGACTTGACTTATAGACTACACTACTGGGACGCTGTTTATGTAAATGATACAGTAGTATATAGAGGATTTAATCATGACTGGCGTACGTGGGACGAGCCTACTCCAGTAATAAATTATAAACCTACTCACTTTCCATGGGTTTTATATGCTAATAAACTAAGAAATAAAAGGAGTCTAAACTAATGTTTGACTTCTTTTTTATTTTATGTTATATAGAGAGTGAGGAGGTAATGTAATGGCTAAATATAGTTTAGACGACTTTAAAAAGAAAATTAGCGATAAAATCGTAGATAATGATGACTTAGTTATCGAACTTTTAGAAGATCTAGATGACTCATTTACTCCTACAGAAAATGAAGAACTAGAAGAGATGAAAAAAGTAATGCTTGAAAAAGACGCAGAAATCGAAAGAGCTAAGGCTGACTTATTAGATTTAAAAGCTAAATATAAAGAGCGTTTTTTAAGTCCTACTAGCGAGTCTGATACTATTGAAATAGACGAAAAAGTACCAGAAGAAGTAGAAGAAAAAGAAATCATTGACATTAAAGAAATATAAGGAGGTAATATAATATGGCTTTAAACAATGTATTAAAAGTTAATAGTTCTAGTGAATTAATGAGCTTTATCATTAATCAAAATCCAGAACTATCAAGTAATATTGATTTACCAGTACAGGGAGAAAGTATTATCCCTATTGGTAAAATGATTATATCTAATCAAAGATATAAAAATGCTTTTTTAAATACTATTAACGTTATAGCATTAACTGTTATTAGTAGAAATTATTTTAAAAATCCATGGGAAGATTTTACAGAAAAAGGATCTATCTCATATGGACAAACTGTTAGAGAAATAGCTGTTGATATAGCAGATGTAAATGACTACAATTATTATTGTAATAATGCTACTCATTTCTTATCTACAGTTGTACCTAACGTATATAACTATTTACATGAATTAAACTTTCAAAAGTTCTATAAGACTACTACATCTGATGAACAATTAGCAATGGCTTTTACAAGTGAAGCTGGACTAATGGACTTAGTAGAAGAAATCGTAAACTCATTATATAAAGGATACGAATATGATAAGTTCTTAGTTAATAAATATATGTTAGCTAGACGTATCATTGACGGTACTATAACACCAGTTGAAATAGACGGATACGGATCACTTACACCTCGTCAAAGAGTAGCAGCAATTAAAAAGATATCTAATAAAATGTCTTTCATGAGTCCAAACTATAACCCAGCTGGACTTAGAAGAGCTACAGCATTTGAAGATCAATATCTAATATTAGACGCTAATACTGAAGCAGAATATACTACTGAAGTACTAGCTACTAGCTACTTTAGAAATGACGCAGAATATCGTACTCAATTAGCTTTAGTTGATGACTGGACTGACTGGGACTCAGCTAGACTATCAGAAGTACTAGGATCTGCTTATACTGCATTTACTGACGCTGAATTAACAGCTCTAGGAAATGTAGCAGGAGTTATTATATCTCGTGAGTTCTTTAAGAACTACACTTATGCACTTGATAATGCAGCAGAAGCTGATAATACTAGAGTAACAATGTTCTATAATCCTGAAACATTAAAAGCTAATCACTGGCTACATGCATGGAAGATATTTAGTACATCTCCATTTGAACAAGCAGCTGTATTTACTAAAGATGTAACTCCAGCAGTTAGTGCTGTAGCAGTATCTCCAGAAACAGCTACAGTATCAGCAGGAAATACTTTACAATTATCTGCTGCTGTAACTGCTGTAGGTTTTGCTAATAAAGCTGTAACATGGGAAGTAACAACAGCTGCAGGACAACAAACAGGACACCCTGTAACTGTATCTCTAGACGGATTAGTATCAATACCACTAGATTATGTAGGAAGTACAACATCTGGAGGAGATACTACATATAACGATATAGTTATTACTGCTAAGAGTGTATTTAACTCTAGTGTATCTGATTATGCTACTATTAGAGTTGTAAATGCTCCTAGTCCATAATATAGTAATTAATATATTACCCTAGTAAAGAGGGAGGAAAATAATCTTCCTCTCTCTTTTAAAATATTTAAGGAGGACATTATGAATAAAAAATTAGTAAACTCACAGCTAACAAATGCTTTAACGTATACTAAAGTCCGTAGAAAAATGGTAATGTTAGCTAGTAATGTTTTTAATTTTAAAAACTTAGAAGAATACGCTCCTAATATAGATAAAGATTATATTAATCGTAAATTAGTATATAACGGTGCTATAGCATGGTTTTATGATGAAGAACTAGGACTTTTAGCTCTTCCCTTTAACAATAAAGGAAAGCTTGACGTATACGGAAATCCTACAAGTATAGAAGTAATAGGATCTAACGGCTATCATAAATCTTTATCAGTAACTAAAGGCGAGGCTATTATAATGTATGATAACTCAGGACGTTATCCACTTATCAACGATATAATACAAGACGCCGAGCGTATAGCTTTATGTAAAAGAGTGCAAGATGTAAATATATCAATGCAGAAAAACAGTCGTATCTGGAAGACTGATAAGTCTAGAGAGAAGACAGTACAAGACTTACTAAATCGTGTAGACGGAAACGTTGAGAACGTAGTAAGTTATGATAATGTTGATATAGATACTCTTACAAGTACGTTAGCAGTAGTCCCATATATTGCTAATGACTTAGACGAACATATAAGAACATTATGGGAAGACTTTTACGCTCATATAGGAATATCAAGCGTACTAGTAAATAAAAAAGAACGTCTTATAAAAGACGAAATGAGAGCAAGTCAGGGAGGAACTATAGCAAGTAGATTTATACGTTTTACTCCTAGAGTAGAAGCTCTTAATAAAATTAATAAAAAGTGGAACGTTAATATAGAGTTAGAGTATTATGACGGACTTCCTACTACTTTAGAGGAAGAGTCTAATGATACTCCATACGTAGATAAGGAGGAAGTAGCATATGATTAATGAAGAATTATTTTATAATATATTTAGACCATTACCTACTGATTATGATATCCCTCCTACTATATATTCTATACTAAATAGTTATGTAAACTTTGATAATGATAATCCAGTTAAAATAAGTAACTTAGCAAGTGCTGGAAGAGAAGTTATATTTGACTTTGATTATCCACTTTCAACTAACGTAACTAAAGAAAGTTTTGAAGTGATGATACTTAATAATTTTCTTATGAGACGTATAGGATACGATACAGTAACAGCTTTTAAAATAGCATTATGTGTTAAACTTAATGAAATAATGCCAAAGTATAATATACTATTTGATAGTATACGTAACTGGAACTTATTTAATGACGGAGAAACTATAACAAGACAGTATAGTGCTACTCTAAGTAATACAGGAACTACTGGATCAATATCTGATAGACGTTATAGTGATACTCCTCAAAATCAATTATCAGATATAAGAGACGGAAGATACGTAACAGATTATAATTATGATACTGACAGTTCTAATATTTCAAACTCTGGAACTGAAACTAGAGCAGAAAATGAACATAGAACTTTAGCAGATAAAAATAATCTATATATAACATTTAGTAAAGAAGTAAATAATGTATACACTTTAATATTTAAAGAGCTAGAGCCTTTATTCTATGGCTTAGCATAAAGAAAGGAGATAAATATATGAGTGCAGATTTTACACCAGAAAAGGAAGATTATAGAGTGCTTTCACCTTTTAAAATGCAAGTACTTACTAATTTCCCTTATATAGAGGCTGATTTTGACGCCTTAACAAATTACCAGTTATTATGTAAAGTAGTCGAATACCTAAATAACGTAATAGCAAATGAGAACGAAGTAACAGAACAAGTAACAAGTCTATATAATGCTTATGTAGCGTTACAAAATTATGTTAATACTTACTTTGATAATTTAGATTTAACAGGAGAAGTATCAGCTAAACTTGATGAAATGGCTGAAGACGGAAGTCTTACTAATTTAATAAAAGAATATGTAGATCCAATATATGAAGCATATCAAACTTCTATTAGTAATCAAGTAGCTCAGCAAAACGCTACTATTACTACATTTGAGGGAAATGTAACTAGTACATTAACAGAATATAATAATAAAATAAATGGCTTATTTAATTATAGTCCTATCCCAGTAACCAGTACTACTTATATGACAGATACATCAAAAATATATGTTAATACTAGTAATGGTAAATGGTACTATTATGACGGAGACTCATGGGAAATAGGAGGAACTTATCAGTCTTCTGCTAATGATGATAAATTAAATAATGAAAGTACTAATGCAGTACAAAACAAAGTAATAACTAATGCTGTATCTAATGTAATTGATATAACAAATACTAGTGTAGAAAATAAATCTATAGTAGATATAACAGCTACAGCTGGATATATGGATACATCAGGAAACGTAGGAAGTACTGACACTTACGAACATACACAAAAAATAGCAGTAAAAGAGGGAGACGTTGTAACAGTATTACAATTTCATAAATCTTCACAAGTTCCAAACCCTATAAGATTTGTATGTGCTTTTACTGATAATACACCTGTATCAGCTTCAGGATCATCTAGTTATTCAAATAGTTATACTGTACCAGTAGATATTAATTATGTAGTATTAAGTGCAACTATTGGAGAGATATGTGGAATTATAATAACTAGTGCTGATGAAGTAGTACAAACTTGTAAAGATAATAAACTAGGTGATACTACAATAGCTAATGATATTATAAAACAAACAATGACATTTACAGCTGGTGTAATGAATGAAAAAGGTGATATTACACCTTCAAATGATTATGGATATTCTCAAAAAATAGAAGTAAACTCAGGCGATGTATTATACTGTTTTGATAACCCTACTCCTAGTTTTAGATGTTTAACAGCATTTAGAAACGATCTAGTAGTTACAGATTATGGAGCTATTAATATAAGTACTTATACAGTACCTTTTGGAATAAATTATGTAGTTCTTACAGTAGCTAACGGAGCTTTTGATACTTTCTTCATATTAAGAAGAAATAAAAATAATTACTTTATAGATAAGAATCTAGGAAGTTATTTTTATAAAGGAGAAATAGACGGAGAAGTTAAGTTCGATTATTCTAACATAACTTATGATTATGGATATTCTTTAAGTTGTAATGTTACAAGTATAGACAAATTAAGCTTTGGATTTACTAATAGTTCTAATGAATTTAGTCCATTTATTGAAATAGATGATACTAAAATATATTATAAATATGGTAATGAAGATAGAGAAACAGCTCACGGTTTAACACTTGCTAATAACTTAAGCATTAAAATAGAAGATAATCCTACAGTACATGGAAGAATATTATTATCAATATATAGTAATGGAGAATTATATACTAATGGCGATACTGTTATGTCTATGATAGTAGCTAATGGTAAACCTACAATTAAAATAGGAGACTCTGTTATAACTAACGCTGTAGTAGGATTTAGTCCTAAAAATATAAATAAAGATATATGGTTATTTGGAGACAGTTGGTTATCTTATGACTCAGCTCGTATGCCTTATTATTTAATACAAAATAATAATTATAAAAATGTATTTATTAATAACTTTAGTGGAGAGGGAAGTGTAAACGGACTTACAGCATTAACTAATCTATTAAAATTAAATAAACCTAGATACTTATTATGGTTATATGGTATGAACGATAGTGATGACACTAAAGGAGTTAATAATAACTGGTTATCTAGCTTACAAGATGTTATAGCATTATGTAAAGCTAATAATATTGAATTAATACTAGCTACTATTCCTAGTACATCTACTCAATTAATGAAACATAAAAATAAAATAGTAAAAACAAGTGGATATCGTTATGTAGATCAAGAAGCATGTTTAACAAATAATGGAACATGGATAAGTGGATATCAAGACGGAAATCACCCAACAGCACTAGGAGCTAAAGCATTATATTATAGATTTATAAGTGATGTACCAGAATTATTAAATAACTAAAATAAAAGACTCATTAAATGAGTCTTTTTTATTTTAACTTACTATACTATTAGTTTGTGTATAATCTCCAAGTGTAGCATGATTATGCCATATAGTTATACCACGTTGATATAATTTATTAATATTAATTAAATCTTCTGGTGGAATAGCTGTAACATTGTCTTTTTGGTATCCTATTGTCTCTCCTTGAGCTATTTGTACATAATTCCAGTTAGAGCGTCCCATTTGGTTAGCAGTTTTAAGTCTATTAGTTTTATATCCAAACATAGTGAAATAATCATCTACTGATCTAGCTATTTCTGCTTTAACAGTTTTCTTATATACATGGAAAGTAAGCTCATTACTAGAGAACATAACGTCTCCTGCGTTTATATTACCCTCAACCTGAGGAGGTACTAAGTCAGCTCTTCTTATCTGATCTAACGTATTAATAACTCCTAAAGCTCCTCCTGCTATGTCTCCACCTCCCATAGCTCCGTCTGTAGCTACTGCTTTAGCTACTCCAGTACCTAAACTAACTAAAGACTGAGCTGTATTAACTGCTAAGTTTACTCCGTTTTGAGTAACCCAGTTAGTAAATATATCTCCTGCAAAGTTACATATAGGATATTTACCTAAAGTAATACCCTCATCTACATTATTCGTACTACCATTATAATTTACTGGATACATACGAATAGAACAGCCAGGACAAAGAGATCCTTTTACACGTAATACATAATTACCCGAGCTATTTTTATTAGTAAATAACTCTTGCTTTAATATAGCTGTACCTCCTACAGCATTAGATAACTCATAGTATACAAATGGGAAAGTAAGTACTTTATTATTTTTAGGAACATATGATCCTATAGAAGTTATAGGACTTACTTCATTGTCATAAGTGGCTGGAGTATTAGACTCTACTACAGCTCCGTCCTGTAATGGAATTAGAAAACCTGGACAAGTAAAGACTGCCTGTATAGCGTCCATACCTCTATCACTATTTACTATAGCACTTATATTACTATTAACTGCTGTAGTACTTCCATAAGCGTATAATTTTGTACCACTATATAAACCATTATAAACAGCTCCAAACTCCTCACGACTTTGTAAAGGATCGTAAGTACTAGCTATAACCCAGTATGTACTATTAGATATACTTACATCTCTTTGATGTGATCTAATTATATAACTGTCTCCTGTTCCTAGTCCCTCGTCAATAGTATTAGCTCCTATTGTATCATCGTTAGTATGTTCTCTTACTATATAACAAGCCTTATTAGTCCAGTAGTCTATCCATGTACTAAATATATCTACTGTATAATATATACGAGTAGTTAAATCATTTATATACTCAACTCTATCAATAAATGCAAAGTACCATTTATTATTATAATTATAGTTTTGAAAAGCCATATAATTACAACCTAAACAAGTACTATAAGCTACATCTACATTAATAGCTGATCTGTCTCCTCTTCCTATAAATGAATAATCACTTTTTTCTGCTACTTTAATACCAGAACTAGTAACTAAAGTAAGCATTTGATTTTCTGTATACGATAAGACATGTTTCATATCTCTATCCATTTTAATATTTTTACATAATATTATTTTACTTTGTCTCGCCATAAATCTACCTCCTTATTTTCTTATTATAAAATCTATAGCTTGTTTAAAATCTGTACCTACTAAGTCAGTAGCGTAAAAGATTTTATTCTCTTTAAACGTTGATAATATATTCCTTATATTATCATTTTTAAATGTAGGATTATAAATATCTTTTTGCCAGTAGTTACTTTCTTTTATTATATCACTAAATACTATTAAGTTTTTCTTAAACTCTCTATTATATGGATATATAAACCATAAAGTATTACTGTCTTTATCCATTAAATACTCTCCTATAAACTTAAAACTCTGATATTGAAATCCTATTCTAAATAACATTTTATAATTATTATAACTTTCTGATAAATGCGGCTGCGGATCGCTTTGCCAGTCTCCTTTGTTTAACATGTCAGCATGTTTACCTATTGCAAAGCTGGAATTACCTGTACTCCTACAATATTCTATTGCAAGTAGTACTTCTACATCTCGCCCCTCATCATCAGTACTATTTGTACTTATCCATTTAGTTTTAATATCTCCCTGCTTTAAATTACGGATAATATCCATTAGTCCCCAGTCCTCTAGATAAGGACATACGCGACTTATAGAGTTACCTACTAGCCATAGTCTAGTAGTACCTCTTTTTCTATCTATTGTACTGTATAAGTTCATAAGTTTATCAGGCTCATTAGATAGATAAACTGTACGAGTCATAAACTCCTCAAATATTATATCATGTACATCTAAGTAACTAGCTCCTGCATAGTTTTGTTCTGTAGATAGTGCCATAACATAGCCTATTTTCTCGTATCGTTTAGTCTTACCTGTATCATTATCATACTTAGATAAATATATAGCTTTCTTATATACACTAAAACAGTTATACACATCATTAGTAAGACTCATAATATCTATATCGTTTAGATATTGTTCTACTTTTTCGCTTGATACTTCCTCTTTATTTCTTCTTAAAAGAATAAATCTAGTACCAGCTTTTATATTATCTTCTATTATTTTTTCTTTATCATAATAACGTCTAGAGTAACTAGTACTATTCTTTAAATAAGGTAAAATACCTTTTTTATGTTTTAACTGGTAACTCTTACCATTAGAACGCTCTCCATAAAGTATATTAATAGTAGCTCCTAATTTATCCAGAGAGTCTATATTATAATAAACTCTTTTACTCATTATTATCGTCCTCTATTATATATAACTTAGCTACTTCACTCTCTAATAGTTTTCTTACTTTCTTTATATTCTTTTTAGATGTTCTCCCACTCCATAAGTTACTAGGATCTACTCCAGCCTTTTTACATACTTCTCTTATAGTTATTTGTGAGAAGTTTTTAATATATTCTAAATCGTCATTATTCATATTATCACTCCTTATATCTTGCTCTATGACTAGAGCTATCACTAATTAACTCAGCATACTCTAACGCTTTACCTAATACGTATGTAGTAGGTAATAAACAGCAACCTGTTTTATCAGTAGCCTCGTATTCTATTCCTAAATAATCTTTTAATGTTTGACTCGTCATATCTTCTATATATACGATTAATAATTTATTAGTATCCTTAAACTTAAATACATAGTTATCTCTAAAGTCTTCTAACTTTTCTAAACTCTTACCAGCTTTCTTAGGTACACCTGCTACAGTTATCTTTATTTTATTATCTATCTCTACAGCGTACTTTTTAGCTCCCTGAGTTATAAATCTATCATAAGTATGAAGTCGACCTTTATCTGTTTCACTTTCAAAGACTCCTAAAGTATGACTCTCGCCTTTAATATCTTCAGGACTAAATCTATTATAATCTATATTTAAAGTCTCAGATACTGCTTTAAGTCTTTCTATTACTGACTCGTTATATCTTTTAAATACTTCTTTATCATATCCCTCTACAAGTTTTATACTGTCAGTATCGCAGTACGTAACATAATCATCTAGCTCTAATACTCTTCTTAAAAGATTATCCCTAGCATACGCTGTTACCCATACACCCCAAGCGAAACTTAAAAAGCTCTTTTTCTTTTCTTTTTCTAACTTTTCTTTTATCTCATCATTGGTTAAAGGTATCTCTTCCCATAGTCCTAGTTCATTATCGTACTTTACTTCGTCCCTTATTGTATTAGTAACGCTCATACCATATAAAGCGTTAAACTTATTTTTTTCTTTAGAGTATTCTACTTCTTTACCCTCTACATTTTTTAATTTAGTCTTAGCTACGTACTTATCTAATACAAAATTAATAAACGTCTTAGGTAAAAGTCTTTTATTCGCCCACCAACACTCTAATATCTCATACTCTAACTTATAAGCGTCAAGTAAGAAATAAAAGTCTACATCTGTTAGAGTAGTCTCTAACTCCTGAGCCTCTATGATACGTCCATTATCATATTTACCTCCTTTTATATTCTTACATTTACTCATAGATAAAAAAGTATTATAGTACTTACTTCTAACATGTTTAAACTTAACTCTTATTATATAACATAAGTTAGGATTAAATTCTTCTCTAGTTCTTGCTCTACATGGACGAAAAGCACTAGACGGAAAAGGATACGCTACTAAAACGTATGGATAAGCTGACGTCTCGTCATAGCTATCTATATCTTTTAGTATCTCATCTGTATAAATATAATTACTATGAGTATATCCTCCAGCGAAACAGTCCATAAGTAAATTATATACATGAGGATCTGTATTAATTGCTTTATTAACTAATCTTTTATATTTAAAGTTAGTTCTAGTTAAATCCTGTAGTTCTCGTCTTACTTTACCTGTTGATGTAGTAGGTATATTCTTTACTGTCTCGTAAGTCTCAAGCTCTCTTAATATATAATGATAAAGTACTAGTATATCGTTCTCACAGTATCCTAACTCCTCACTTGTTAAAGGAGTCTTAGGAGTCCTTATAAGATTATAATCTAAGTCTCCTACTAACTTCTTTACTGGTAAATTAAATACTTTAGGTAAGTTCTCTAATGAGCTATTACTCATAAAATAACTACACTTTACTATAAAGTTATAATCTGGTAAAAAACTAGTCATAACTTTATGACTCTTACGAGCCATTACGTCCTCGAACTTAAATACACTCTTCATGAATTGGAACTCAAACGCTTGATTATGTATAAATAAGTATTTTTTCTCTGGTATATCTTTATTTATTAAAGTTAAAAAACTCTTTAACTCGTCCCATGTTCTACCATAGTAAACTATGTCATTAATACCATACTGCCATACATACATCAAACTCTTCTTTATACATCTTTCTTTATCATTATCATCTAGATCATTATATTTAGTAGCTGGATATACTATATCATCAAGTACTATATAACTAG